ATCACCAGAAAAAGAAAATCTATCTGGAGTATGTATTGTAGAGTTTGTGGCAACACAAAGCATTACATCGTGGGCTCTTGCATCGTTTTGGTGCACATAGTGACAGTCACCGGTTGGAACTATCTTTGCTCCGATTGAATTGGCTATTTCAATTAATTGATTAGCTATCTTTCTTTGATCTGGTAAGCCATGATCTTGTATTTCTATAAAATAATTTTCTTTACCTACAATGTTCTGCATCTTATATGCAGCTTCTAGGGCAAAATTATAATCATTTCTCAAAAGCGCTTGGCAGACTTCACTATTTAAACAACCAGATAAAACGATAATTCCTTCAGAATATTGAGAAATTAAATCATGATCAAGTCTTGGCTTAACGTAAAAGCCGTCTAAGTAAGACTTAGACGAAAGCTTTATTATATTGTGATATCCAATATTGTTCTTGGCTAAGATAGTTATATGATATGGCCCTCTTTGTTCCCATTCGTTTTTAGATGGACCGGATCTTTCTTCTTCGTCTCTATCGAATCTTGTTTTTCTAGCTTGGTAGAATTCGCTTCCGAAGAATTGGCTTAACGCCTATCGCTTTACCGGCGTCGTAAAAGTCTAACCATGAGTGTATATTTCCATGGTCTGTAGTGGCCAAACCAGACATACCCAACTTCTTTGCTCTATGAAGATATTTTTCTATATCACCATGACCATCGAGCAGCGAGAAGACAGTATGGTTATGTAAATTAGTCCAGTTTTTCATTGGCTAATTTATACCCCTATTTCTATCTGAGCTATCAATTGAACTATCTCTTGTTTCTCTATATGTTATCACAACAACGCCACCACAATACTTGCAGGGCACAGCTAACCCCTGTTGCGCAAAAGGGCTTTTGTACATGTAGGACATTGGCTGATCAGACTTGCATTCTGAACAAACGCCTATTACATCATCAGGATTTTTTATTTCGCTCATTTTTTTTATCCTTTTCATTTTTTGATTTATATGCAAATCTTACAGGAGAGGGGGAAGATTTATCATTAGTCTCCATATATTTTTCCCCAACTTTAATCCATTTTCTTTTCTTTTCAAGTTTACAATCCCCACATCCAACGCCAACAGAATTCGCCCTCTCGCAAGTATAAGGTCTTCCGCCTATACCTAAGTGTCTTCTTTTGATCCAATCATTTATGTGAGCAGAAGATTTTTCAAAATTGTAATCATCACACATACTTAATATCTCATGTAAAAGCTTAATTGCGTCGTCGGTATAGGTCAAAATAGAACATAAAAAAAGCCTAGACTCATGATCTATATCATGTTTTTCTTTTGCCTCTTCATATATTCTTTTAAATGCTGAACAATTTTTAAAAAGTATATCTGGTTGAAAAATTTTTTCAAGGTTTTCATTTTTTGATTTTAATTTTTGGGTACCATATTTATTAAAATAAGAAAGATAGTCTTTGCTTTTTTCTTTTTCTTCTTCCATTAGATACGAGTATTCTCTATACCATTCATTTGACTTGTAGTCAAAAGGTATATCATCGTAAATATAACTTGATGGTTTTTGAGACAAGATCAGTACATATTCAATGCCTCTCGAAAAGTCGTCGTAATTTATTAATGTTTTATATAATTTAGTGTCTTGATGCTTTGTGCCAACCAAGCGCCACATGCGCCTAAGGTCATAGACTGCTAAGTCTATTGTCGGAATAGATAAATCTTTTTTAAGCTTTGACGCTATAAATTTATACTGAGAATGCAGACTGTTGGAAGGAGAAATTCCCAGACAAGAAGCTTCACATTCTATATGAAAACCCTTTTTACCAGTAAAGTATATTTTTACAGCTTCTTCAGGAATGTATTTATAAAGTTCAATTAGTAATTTAGAAGTATCTAAATATGATTCTGAAATATCTTTACTATCTAAATCAAAATACAGATTAGAATATCGCGTTGCTTTTTCTAAGTCTTTAGTATTATATAACCAAACAGACGTATATATACCGAGTATTGTCGTACCTATTTGCGTAGCTTATTACATCATTATAATCAAGTACAAGTGGAAGATCATTTTCTTTATCTCTTATAACTCTTTTTAAAGAAGGAACATATCTAGCAACTTCAACAAATCGCCACATTGAAAGAAACTTATTTTGCTCACTACAAGGTCTCATATAATTTTGCAGCGGCCCCTATCTTCGGTAAATACAAGCAGCACTTTTTTATTTGCTTTCATTTCGTTAGAAAAAGTTCTGTGATAAACCGACTCAGACAAATAGTACTCCCAGTTTTGAAGTAACTGATTTCTTTTGGCTATTCTATTTGTTACTAAAGCTTGAGACATCTGGCTTCCATCTGTATTCTTGTATTTCATCTCCATCGACTATAACATGAAGCTTTGAAGCGATGTTGTCAGACAAATGTACAATCTGATCCAAATAAGTAATTGGTATAGTTTCCGGAACTGGTGACCAAGGCCCTAGGTGGCATCGTATTAATCTCAAAATTGTTTGAACATCTTCTTCGTTTAAAAACAAAGTAGAAGAATTTAAATCGCTAGCATACTTTTTGTCATCTTCTTGACAAAATTTGACAAACTTACCCACAGTATAAGGGTGCATGGGATCGTAACTAAAAGAACCAGACTCATCTACTTTACCTTTTGTTATATCGTGCAAGAGACACGCAGCTAAAACTACGTCTGTTTCATCGGGTGGAAGACTATGTGATTCACACATAATTTTTGCGGTTCTTACAACTCTCTTTGTATGAAGAACATTACCACCCTCATTGTGTTCATCTATAGGATGATATTTTCCAGAAAAAGATGATGGTATTTTCCAGAAAGATTCTGCTCGTAAAAGAATTGATCTGACGAAAGATTTAATCGGTTCAGATTTAATCATATTAATTTCATTTAACAGTGGAGAAAGTATTGTATCTTCCTCAGTCATCATCGATGAAACAACTGACTGCTCCAAAATATCATCTAGTATATTGTTTTTAGCATTTTTTGCCATGACTTAGTCCTTTAGATTTTTAAAACTCCATTTAGAACAAGGTGTATCAAATGGACAACGTTTACAATAATAGGTTAGTCCTCTTCTTGGAAAGAAGTTTTTATCATTAGATAATTCTTCTACCCAAAATTTAATTGCTTCTATATCATCGTTGTTTACGTTTTGTATTTTTACTGATGGATTGTGTTCCATTATATCATAATAGCCAAATTTTACTGAGCTAGGCATGTTGGGGTTTTGATTTTTATATGCGTAGTACATGCACGCAAAATCTGTATTGTGTAAATGACTATTGGAATCTTTTGCATTAAACATCCATTTGACTACATGAATGTTATTATCTAAAACATATATCAAATCAAATACACCCTTAATCAAAACGCTACCAATAGGAAGAGTATACTCTTCGGATATACCTACAGGAATTATTTTAGGGTTTGAAAAATATTCATGGAAGTTCATCAAAGCTGCGGTTGCCTTTGATGTCAGGCTTGCAGTATTACCGTATGCTGTTTCATGTTTTTCGTTTATAACATCTTGAGCAGACACGCCTTTAGGGAACCAAAGTTTTTGCCATCTGTTTTGAAGTGCCGAATATGAGGCTGGACTACCACTTTGCTTTTTGTAAAAAAAGAAATTTATTACATTTTTTAACGTGTCCTCAAACCTATCAGTCATTATTTGGCGACTTGGTATGGTCTCTGAAAGACCTTGATTGTACCTATAGTCATACAATAAGCCACAAGTTTGAAAATCTTTTATGGACTTAGGTGTTAATTTTAACATTAAGAGAAATCTCCAAACAAATCGTTGATTCTATTATTTTCTTGATAATCAGTTTCTTGAACTGATTCATATTCTTCGTATGTTTTCTTTGTATCATTATACCTAACTAGCGGTGGATCATAAACAAACGTAGATCCAGTAATTCTATTTTTAGGAATCTGCAACTGCATTACATATTCATCCTCAGACTCATCTCCAGATATAAGTTTTTTATCTGTTATAAATATTGTTACTGCGCACTTTTGCTGTATCGATAACGAACCACCTGTATCAGATTGCTGAACAAGTTCACGTTTTTCTTTCATTCTATTGGAATTTTCCTGTGCAGTTATAATTAGAACACAATTCATATCTCTTGCTAGTTTCTCTAAGCGAACCATCATCTCCTCAAATTCACCCCACCTAGGTTTACCCTTGCCACCTCTAGTGAACATTGATTGTATTGTGTCAATAACTACAACATCTGGAACTTTATTATTATGACCCATCAAATCTCTCAACCATCTTTCAAGATCTTCAAAATAAGGAGTGTCCGGGTCGTGCCTAACCATAAATCTGTCACCCCATTTATTTAATCTGTCCTGAAAAACTTGTATGTATTTTTTCTTTTCCTCACTTGACCATTTGGATGACTCTGCATAAATATTTTTTTCTATTACTTGAGTCATTAAAACTCTTTCCCAATGCGCTTTTGCTTCTTCAAAATTTACATAAAGAATAGAGTATCCAGAATCAACCCAGTGATTCACCAGGCATTTTGCAAATGTACTTTTACCTTTGCCTGATGGAGCAATGATTGCGTGCACTGCTCCCTTAAAAAATCCTCCGTTATCCGTATATCCCATCGCTCTATTTAATGATTTGAATTGAGTAGACATGAAATCTGGTATAACCAGCAGATCTTCTGCCCTACCAGATATGTCATTTGCTGTGGTTACATTTTCTAATGGATTATAATTAATTTGATTTTCGAGTTCCCTAATTTTAGCAGTGAGAAGAGATATTCTTTCCACGTCTTCGTCTGACTTATTTCCCTTTTGGGTTATAAGCATTTGAAGTTCTTGTAGGTAGTCAATCTGCTTTCTTTTATTTGCCTTATGCTCTATTAGTTTTAATATTGATTCTGAATTTGATAAATCTAAATTCATTAGTATAGAAAACATTGAATCCATACCGACAGATCCACCTAAGGCTTCATATATTTCTGTCTCTGTTTTAAGCCAAGACTTAAACGCTATTGGATCAACTACATCAAGTTGCGTAGCCTTATAGTAAGACATGACGGCATTGTAGAATTCGTATATGCCGCTTTCTCCATGATTTTTTCCGACTATTTCAGAACTTAAATTTTCATAAAAAAACTTAACTGCGCCGCGGCGACCTAAGACACAGCGAGAATATTTGATACTCTATAGGGTAGTTATTTGTGGTTTCTTCTTGACTCACTATTTTTTCTCTTTAATTCTCTGTAGATTTTTTTTCTTCTAATACTATTTTCTTTTTTAGCCTTCTGATAAGAAGAATTTTCTGTTAACTTTTTACGTGTTTTTTTTGTTTTTACATTTTTTATATCACTATTTCTAAGTTCTTCAATAATTCTTTCAAAAACATTTTCTTCCGTTAGTCCATCGTCGTATCTAAAAACTATTAATGATATACCTTTTTCTAAACACATTTGATATTTAAGTAGATCTCTTTTCTGCGATTCAATAAAATCTTCTTTTGATGCGTGAAATCTACTAGTGTAATAAAAATGTTGCCTACCATGATACTCTATTGCTATCTTATATTTAGGGCAATATATATCAAGCTTCAGTCTATTTCCGATGTGGTATTCGTTTATAATTTCTTCATTTGGTATTAATTTTTTTAAAATATCATACAAAGAAGAATGACCGCGTGACATCTTCTTTTTCTTTTGTTTTACCCAGTTTAAACCATGACGATTTATTTGTTTATTCAAAAAGTTTATTGACCAATTTAGTTCTTTAGCTATTTCAGATAAAGACAAATGACTATCCATCAACAAATCAGTCATAAACTGTATGTCGTCTTTATCTGGTTTATTGCTGTGCATTAGCTTT